GTGGGACTATTTGTTATGGCTATAACGAGGTTGCTTGCAATGTTCCCTCAGTCCATACGATTTGCGTTTGGGACAGACGAACACACTTCAGGACAATGGGCAGATGAATACTTGGATTTACCGGACACTTACGTGTACGAGGCGGACATGCCTAAGTTTGACAAGACTCATGATTGGCAGTGCTTTGAATTGGTCCTTGTCGTACTCGAAATGATGGGTGTCGACTCGCGGGTCGTAGCTATGTGGCGTAAGGCGTCTGCAGGTGGCACGGTGTTTTCGGCTACGTTCAACTTGGTCTTCACAATGATGTTTGGGAACCGTAGTGGATGGGCAGGAACAATTGCAGTCAATTGCATTGTGTTACTGTTTATGTTCCTTGCTGAATTTGGGGATGCGGGTATTATAGCCATCTTGGTCAAAGGCGACGATAGCGTTTTGGTCACGAAGTGGCCACTCACGGACACACATATTGAACGGTTATATGAGCGTTGGGGATTCACTATGAAGTTACGGAAAAGAACAAAAACCGTGGGGTTCTGTTCGTCGTTCTTCGTCAGGAATGAGGAGGGACGATACCAATTGGTTCGTGACCCCGTACGAGTAATTGAGAAACTGGGAAGGGACATTAACGTGGACAGACCTGCCTCGTACTTCTTGGATTATTACGCATCACTAGTCGACACGGCTTTGCAATACCATGACCGAGGTGTGGTGGCAAGCATGCAAACAGCAGTCTCGGATTATTACGGGACGCAAGTGGACGCGCTCACAATGATTGCATTTGTAAAATACGTGGCTTCGTCACCTGCTACGTTATTGCGAGTTCTCTATGGGTTCACGGACAAGCAGTTGCGGCAAGTACGTGATATTGATGCTGCTCATGAGGCGTTGATTAGGAGGAAATCAACGGGCTTTGCAAAGGCGTCGACAATATTCGACGTTAATCCGGATATGCGGAAAACGTTGCTTCACGCTACGAAGTTGTCTATGGATTGGACTACGGCAGCTTCAGATGACGTGGATTTGCGACTTGGGTCGCAACGGCAGATGCCGTCACATGATGCTAGATCGCGATTGAGTGATATAATCACTGAGGGCAGGCGCCCTCGTGGTCGATCTGAATTACACTCGATCGAGGTATCTCGTGATGAGGGAAACGAGTTTGAAATTTTTGTTTAGGTAGTACAAAATGGTTTGAAAAAAAAAAAAAAAAAAAAAAAAAAAAAAAAAAAAAAAAAAAAAAAAAAAAAAAAAAAAAAAA